GGTTTGGCCTCACCTGACAAGGCTGATGCGTTTTGTTTGACGTTTGCGAGTGACGCTGTAATCGGCATGATGGGGAGTAAGGCTAGCACCAAGTGGGGACAGCCGTTGAAAAGAAACCTGTCAAGGGTTGCATAATTGACGTAATTGTTTAAAGGGGAAAATTATGAAGATGACAAAGGCGGCGAAGAAAGTTGGCAAGGTGATGGGCGAGTACAAGGCTGGCACATTGCACTCTGGCAAGGGCGGCAAAGTAGTCAAGAGTCCTAAGCAGGCCGTGGCTATTGCGATGTCCGAAGCCAAGATGCCTATGCGCGGTGCGCGTACAGCGAAGAACATGAAGACCAAGGGGATGCGTTAATGGCTACGCTCAAGCGCACCATGGATCAGGCCATGGATCAGGATGAGGGCTACGAGGGGGGCGAAGAGAGTTGTCCGATGGCAACGCAAGACATCACGTTGAATTTGAAGAATCGCGCCAAGGCGATTGATTCTGCGAACTACGGCCCTGAGAATCCGAAGCTGCCTAATAAGCAGTATTGGATGGAGATGGCGGCTGAGTGGGAGGTGTCCGAGGAGGATGCCAAGATGAGCCGTTGCGGTAACTGCGCGGCGTTTAACCAGGATGACTCTATGCTGGAGTGCATCGCTAACGGCATTGGCGAAGAGGGCGACCCATGGGCGGTGATTGATGCCGGTGACTTAGGTTACTGCGAGATATTCGACTTCAAGTGCGCGTCCAGCCGTACTTGCTCGGCTTGGGTGGTGGATGAAGAGGGTGAGGATGAAGGCGAAGAGATGCCCATGCTAGTGATCAAAATTGGGAAGAAGAAATGAAAGCCAAGCCCAAGTCCAAGGTGAACCAGGCTGGTGTCTACACCAAGCCCACCATGAGAAAGGCTTTGTTTGAGCGCATTAAGGCTGGGACATCAGGGGGTGACCCTGGTGAGTGGTCTGCGAGGAAAGCACAATTGCTTGCAAAAGAGTACAAAGCCAAAGGTGGGGGTTACAAGACATGAGCAAAAATATGCCGCATTATTTGCCTGATGGCAAGCTGTATAAGGGCGAGACACACAAGGTGGGTGCAAAGCTGATGAGTGGTGCAAAGCACTCTGCTTCTAGCAAGCCTTTGAGTCACACGCAACCCAAGCCAAAGGTTAAGAAGTGAAAGACCCGCAGCAGTCTCTAAAGGATTGGACGGCGCAGAAGTGGCGTACCAAGTCTGGTAAGCCGTCAGCTAAGACAGGCGAGCGTTATTTGCCGGAGGCTGCGATTAAGGCGCTGACTCCACAAGAGTATGCGGCGACCACCAAAGCCAAGCGCGTGGCAACGGCTAAGGGCAAGCAGTTTGCGAAACAGCCTAAATCGGTGGCGAAGAAGACAGCCGGTTATCGATGATCTCCCCGATATGCATCTCGACGGTACGCGGCAAAGGTTTGCGGGTGATGCTCACAAGCATTGCCGAGTACTGTCCCGAAGTGCCTGTCTATTTGCGCGGTCCAGAGTCCATTATTGGCGGCTTTAACGCTGACTTCAAACTGTTTGGTGCCGCGCACAATTTCGGTGATGACTACAACGAGATCATTGACAAAGCCTTTGCCGATGGATTTGAGTCAGTGATCTGCGCCAATGATGATATTGTGCTGACACCAATGAGTTACCAGCTGCTGATGGAGGATGTAGCGCAGCTGAAAGAGGAAACCGGAGAGCCTGTGGGCTGGGTTTCAGCGCGGTGCGATGCGGCTAGAGCAGTGCAGAATATTCGCAGTAATCCATTTAATCAGGAACTGCATTATTTTAAGTATCCATATGAGTACGCAATTGTTCCGATGGAGGTGCTGTCTCCGATATTTGGCTGGATTGGGCGTGATGCTTGGGACTGCTTCAAGTTTCCACCGCTGAACTGGTACTCCGATGACGTGCATTGCGAAGACTTGCGTGCAGCTGGCTTTCACCACTACTTGAGCCGGTCTTATGTGCATCACATTGGCAGCCAGACTGTGGGCATGAACGGTGACGCACTGACCAAGGCGGCCATACCGTGGCTTTTACAGAATAGGCCGCACTATGCCGAAGCGTGGTTCAAGTGAGTCATCAATCCCAACTTGACTTTGTCGGTGGCGTGAAAGCGTATTTCCCTGAGTTTTTTTTGGGTGGGCGGGTTTTGGAAGTTGGCTCACTGAATATTAACGGCAGCGTGCGTGACTTTTTTGTCAATTCTGAGGAGTATGTAGGCTGCGACTTGGGCGAGGGTAAGGGCGTTGACATTGTTTGTGCAGGGCATGAGTTGCCATATGCTGACGGTTATTTTGATGTTGCGATATCGTGCGAGTGCTTTGAGCATGACCGACACTGGCGCAAGACATTCTCCAAGATGGTTGACTTGGTCAAGGTTGGCGGTTTGGTTATATTTTCCTGCGCGACTACGGGCAGGCAGGAGCATGGGACAACGAGAACGTCACCGGCTGATGCACCTTTCACAAATGACTATTACATGAATCTAGAGGCCGGACACTTTGGTTTGTTGGTCAAGAGGTTTTCACAGCATGAATTTAGCGAAAATCAGTCTCCTAGAGATTTATATTTTTGGGGTATTAAATGAAGACACCAGCGTGGCAACGTAAAGAGGGAAAGAGTCCGAGTGGCGGCTTGAATGCCAAGGGACGCGCCAGCGCGAAGGCTGAGGGTATGAATCTGAAAGCGCCGGTGAAGTCTGGTGACAACCCGCGCAGAGCGTCATTCCTTGCGAGAATGGGCAATATGCCTGGTCCTGAGATGAAGAACGGTGAACCGACTCGGTTGCTGTTGAGTTTGAAGCAATGGGGCGCGTCCAGTAAGGCCGATGCTAGGGCGACCGCCAAGGCTATATCCAAGAGGAACAAGAAATGATCAACGATATGAACATTAGCACCGACATTGCGGCAGTCAATCCAATGGATGACACCGAGTTGCAGGGCATTGTGGCCGGTGAGTTGGAAGATGCCGTCAGCTACATCGATGCCGATGTATCGCCTATCCGCGCCAAGGGAACAGAGTATTACCGTGGCGATCCCTTTGGGAACGAGGAAGATGGCCGCAGCCAGGTGGTGGCGATGGAGGTGCGCGACACGGTGAGCGCCATGCTGCCAAGCCTGATGCGCGTTTTCTTCAGCACCGAGAATGTCGTGGAGTATGTGCCGCGTGGGCCGGAAGATGTCGCAGGCGCGCAGCAGGCGACCGACTACGCCAACTACATATTCAGCAACGACAACAACGGTTTCATGACCACCTACGCGCTGTTCAAGGACTCGCTGGTGCGTAAGTGCGGTATTGCAAAGTACTATTGGGATGAGGTTGAAGAGGTCAAGATTGATGATTATTCTGGCCTCGATGACCAGACCGTGCAGCTGCTGATGTCCGAGGGTTCCGAGGTCAAGATCGTGGTCAGCTACCCTGACCCATCTATACCGATGGACATGATGCAGCCGCAGATTGATCCGATGACCGGCCAAATGATGCAGATGCCGCAGCCGATGCTGCATGACGTGCAGATTAAGCGCACGACAAAGGATGGCCGGATCAAGATCATGGCGGTGCCACCTGAAGAGTTGGTGATTGATCGCCGCGCCAGATCGTTTGACGATGCTGGCATCATTGCTCACCGCCAGATGGCGACCGTGGACGATTTGCTCCAGATGGGCTACGAGTTGGATGAGATTGAAGAGAATATCTCCAGCACCGACTTGGACAGCAATGATGAGTACTTGGCGCGCCAGCCGCTGTCCACCACCATGGGTTCCGGCGACAGTTTGAATCCTGGTCAACGCCGCGTTTTGTACGTTGAGTCCTATATCCGCGTGGACTTTGACGGTGACGGCATACCTGAGTTGCGTAAGGTTTGCTGCATGGGTTCTGGCTACACCGTGGTGCGTAATCTGCCTGCGAGTTACCTCCCATTCGTTGATTTCCCATGTGATCCAGAGCCACATACCTCGCCGCTGGAGGCCATGTCGATATTCGATCTGACGCACGACATTCAGGAGATCAAGTCCGAAGTGTTGCGAAACACGCTGGACTCGCTGGCGCAGTCAATTCATCCGCGCACGGCGGTGGTGGAAGGTCAGGTCAATATTGATGACGTGCTGAACAACGAAACCGGTGCCATTATTCGGATGCGCGCGCCTGGCATGGTGCAGCCGTTCTCTACCCCATTTGTCGGCCAGGCCGCATTTCCTATGCTGGACTACATGGATCAGATGCGCGAAGACCGCACCGGCATGAGCAAGGCCGCGATGGGATTGGACGCTGACGCATTGCAGTCAAGCACCAAGGCAGCTGTGGCGGCC